GTTGATGGGCAGAGGTGCCCACCCCTTGTCCAGATACTCTAGTGCTGCGTCGAGTGCTGTCATTTAAGTCGTCTCCAATGAAGTATTGATTGAGGTCTAGCGCAGGCCACACCTCTTTGATTTGTGAAAGATAAAGGGACGAAATGCTGGCTCGACGCATCCAACCGTAAGGCACACATCTATTAGTTCCGATGTTTTTTGCGATGGTAGAAGAGCCGCCAAGGTCGGCAACCATTCTGTCGATGTCGAATTTCATTTCACTTTCCTCTTGCTTGTGCCGTTTGTGTAGCGTATAGACAACTTTACCACAACCCCCGTTGTGCAAGCAGACCGTCACTAATCAGGAGTTCAGATGGACAAAGACATCATATTCGGCGACCAACTATTAACTCTCGCCCCCGAGCACCCCCAAGCAGATCGCCTACTAGAAGCGGCGATGGCCTATGTGAAATGCCTTGAACAGCAAGAAGAAACTAAGATGCGTTTGGACTATTTGAAGGCCCAACTCTTAGCTGATCTGCCAGAAGAGGTCGGCGAATACCCCATTCATTTAGATGGCGGCGGTAGCGTCACGGTTAAGCTCGGCGAGAAATACGAGTGGGACAAAAAAGTTCTGTCCGACCTATTACTAAATGACAACCTGCCCGACTGCGTAACAGCAGGGTACACCGTCTCGAAAGCCAAGTTCGACAAGGCCGACGAGCACACAAGACAGCAACTCTCACCCGCCCTCACAATCAAACTAGGGCTCCCAACAATCAAGGTTAGCAAATGAAAATCACCCCCCTAAAAACAAACGATGGCTCGGTTTCGGGCGCGTCGAAGACGCTGCTCTATGGGCATCACGGCGCAGGTAAGACTGCGATGATAGGTAAGTATCATAAAGCATTTGGTAAAGGTCTCGTGCTCTCGGGAGAGAGTGGACTGTCGAGCATCAGCGATATGGAGATCGACTATCTCCCGTTCAGTTCGTTTGACCGCCCGACTAAAGAAGGCGAGTATTCTTTTAAGGATTTATGTGCGTACGTCATGTCGCCCGAGTTTGCCAAGCAGGAATATAAGTGGATCGCAATCGATAGCGCGACCGAATTAAGCCAGCGTTGCTTCGCTGATGTCGAAGTCGAGTTCGCCAATAACGCGAACGGCTTTGAGAAGTGGGGCGTGTACGAGCGCAAGATTACTGCCGCTCTCAAGTGGGTACGTGACCTTGATATGCACGTACTGATCACTGCACTCGCAAGCGAGGAGAACGACGACAATGGTGTCACAAACTACTGGCCCATGCTCGTGCAAAAGAAGGTGCAGAAGCTAATACCAGCGTTGTACGACCACGTATTCTGCCTTGTCCGCAAGACGAGCGAGACCAATGGCAAGCTAGACGTGAAGCGTTATTTGGTCTGCGACCAGATCAACGGATGGCATGGCAAGACCCGTGACCCCCATCGCCGCCTCGCCGCATTCGAAGAGTGCGATGATGTCACCGAACTATTGCGCCGCGTCTACATGACCGAAGCGCAATTCAAAAAACACCAGCAAGGAGTATCGAAGTAATGTCATTTTCGGAAATGGGATTTGAAGGCGAAGATTTATCAGGCGTCGAAGTGCGAGGCGGTCAAAGCATCTTGGGTGCGGGTCGTCACGTTGTTAATATCAACAGTGCGGAAGTCGAGAAGGACGAGAAGAAAAAAACAATCCAGCTTGTGCTCGGCTACGAGAACGATGATGGCGTGATCCGCCAGTGGATATACAAGTATCACGATGGCAGCGAGGCCGCGACACGCATTGGTCTCGAGCAGATCGTTAGCTTGCTGACGTGCCTCGGGCATGATGCAAAGAAGACGCCGCACCCCTCATTCTTCGTGGGTAAAAAGGTGGGCATCGTCGCAAAGGACGAAGTTTACAACGGCAAGACATCAACCAAAGTGAAGTATCATTTCACTGTATCCGAGGACACCAAGAGCGAAAAAGCGGGTGACATCGGAGACGATGAAATTCCGTTCTAGGAGACGACCATGCACCCTGTATCGCCAATAGCAAAAAAAGTAATCGAGCAGATAGATGCAGGGTACGCCGCAGAGGATCGCGGCGAAGCCCGTGCCTACATAGGTGCGAGTATGGCAGGGACAGACTGCATCGCGCAGATGGCCCTGTCATTGCGTGGCTTTCCTGATCGCGAACCTGACCCCACGCTCAAGCGCATATTTTTTGCGGGGCACCGCATTGAGGATTGGGTTGTCAAAGACTTGATCAGGAAAGCTGACGTGCGCGTGTGGGAGAAGGATGACTTTACGGGCCGACAGCATAGGCGCGAGTGGCTCAACGGTCATGTCGTGTGTCATGCTGACGGGCTGATCGACTTCGAGGACGGGGATGGCCCAGCCATTCTCGAGATCAAATCGATGAACGATGCGAACTTTAAGAAGTTTGTGTCAGTCGGCGTCAAAGCGAGCCATCGGAAGTATTATCGTCAGATGATTATGATGATGGCTATGTTCCAGATCGAGCGAGCGTTCTTCATTTCGTATTGCAAGAACACGAGCAAGTACCATGCGGAACTTGTCGCGTTCGATCAGGAAGAGTGGGACGGCATGTACGTCAAGATACAAGCTGCGCTCGACGGGCAAGCTACTCGCGTATCTGACAAGCCCGAAGATTGGCGATGCAAGTTTTGTTTCAAAGTCGATAGCTGTTGGAACCCACCGAAACTCAAACCCGCTTGTAACTTTTGTTCGCATAGCTTTGCGAACGAGAACGGCGGATGGAACTGTAAATTATCTGGCAAGGAAGCGAGAGAGCCGTGCGATAAGTTCGAGCAATTCGCGCCAGAACCAAAGGTGTAACATGGATATCTATGACCAACTATCCGATGTCAGGCAGCGCGTGGTACGCAAGGAAGCTGACATCCAAAGCATTAACGAGCGGCTCGACGGGATGGAAGAACCCAGCACGGATGACGTTCACAGAGCCGAGACCAAGCTGCGTCACGAGCGAGACAGACTGATCGAACTCAAATGCAAGCAAGTCATACTCGAGTGCGAGATACTGAGGGAGAGAAAGAATGGTTAAGTCACGAGACATGCCGCTGCAAGAAGCCTCGCTCATAATCAACAAGGATCGCAATAACGAGTACGGCGAGCCTCACGAGAACTTCATGTCGATTGCAAACATGCTCAACGAACTTCTCAAGCCTCAACTCGCCGAGGGTGCGAAGCTGGGGCCAGAGCATGTCACCATGATTATGATGGCGGTCAAGCTGTCGAGGATGGTTACATCACCCACGAAGTTCGACACTTACGTTGATATCTGCGGCTACGCTGCCGTGGGTTGGGAGGCAGTCAGGATCGAGGGGGCAAGGAATGGCAAAAAAAGATGATGACGCCAAGCAACAAGAGAAGATACGACAAATAAGGAACCAGCTTAGAAGCTCCCAAGCTGGTTCCGTTTACGCTCGAGCGAAAGAGGGCGTGACTGTGACGCTAAAGGATACGCCTTGGGCTGACGAGGATCAGTAGCCGCTGCCGTAGCCGCTGCCGTATCCACTGCCGTAGCCGCTGCCGCCGCCCGAGCCTGCGCCCTTCTTACCCGCAGCAGCGTCAACAATATTTTCGACCACCGACTTAGGTAGTGGGCCTCGGCTCACTATCTCTCTTACACCCGCACGTCTGATCCCATTGGCTTCGTCACCCTCAAAGTAGGAGCGGGTTGCCTCTGCCACTGTGAGAGCATCAAAGAACAATCCTGTGGTTGGGCCAGCTACCGCTTCCATTACTCTGCGCTGACCGTATGCGCCGTTGTCGCTTTGCGTTGCGACCTCGTACATCAAGTCGCCGAGTAGACCAAACCCAACAGACGCCACGAACCCGTCGAATGTTTGACCCAATACGCGGTCAAGGTTCTCATTGTCCTCGAACCCAGCGTAAACAGTCTTGCTTAATCGACGGTCGCGGAGCGCATGTTCTCTGTTCTCCTCACCGCCTCGGCCCTGCACCTTATCCTTGAGGGCGACCGCTGCTGCACCAGCCACGGGAGCCGCTGTCAGAAGGGCTGCGAGAGGCGCTAGGCGGTTGTCTGATGCACCGACAAACGCTTTGGCGAAGTTCCCTGTCCGATTGGCGACACCCTCACCAGCGAACGCCTCTCCGAATGTGCCGCCGATCATGCGGCCCATCAAGAGCGGGAACGATTTAAGCTGCATAACCATCGCGCCAAGTGGCGTCTGACCCCAAAGAGGAAGGTCGTTGGGGTTGGGCGTAAAGATCATCTGGTTGACCAGTTTAATAACCGAAGTCGATATTTCTTTACTGCGAGGATGTTCGCTCGCAGAGCCTCGGCTCTCCATAATCAGATCGATGTCGTCGTCAGCTTCCAAGCCTTTCAGCCCGTTCTGATCGAGGATGCGTTTGGCTATGCGGCCTGATCGTGAGTTTGGAACTTCGCGAGCGATACGAGCCTGTGCTTTAAGGTGCTCGTAAGCAACCGCCGCACCCACGTCCCGCATCATGTCAGTCCACGGCGTCAACAGAGTGGTGTTAAAAAAGCCCGACATAAACTGCGTTTGATCGACACCGTGAGCCATCGTCATGCGCTGATGCACCACGTTCTCGGTAGCCGCTCCGACATTGCGGATCATCTCACGGTAAGCCTCGCCCGTGTCCGTTTGCTTCGTGTAGTTCACGAGTGCTCGGGTGTATGATTTCAGATCACCCGTGCGGATCAGTGGAAGAACCAAGTCAGGCAATGACGTGAGAGTGGTGTAAGTGAGTAGCGTAACGGCGTTGATGCCGCGCAGCCACTTACTTGCGTTGGGCATAGAATATAGGCCGTGCATCCCCTCGATGGGGCGGCGCATAGCTGCATTAAAGAAGCCTCTCGCGTGTTGCACATTCTCTGCGCTCGTGTGCTTGGTCAAGCCCTGCGTGTCGTACAGTGCATTGGCGATTGATCGCGCTCGCTTTTGAAAGTTCTGCCGCATTTGCTGGGCATTCGCTGTGCCTTGGAGGGCAGCTTCCAGTTGCAGCATAATGTTTTCTTCGAGATCACGAGCCGTGCTACCTTGACGCGCCATGTTAATAAGTTCGTCCGCCTTCTGCATTGCGGGGAACTGCTCTTTGTATGGGGCCATAAAGACATTGTGGTCGAAGGTCTTGTTCATAACACCCTGACCGTCACCGCCATTGCGCGAGTAGGTTGTTCGGATGATCTTGTTTGAACTGAGCAGGGTTGCGATGGTTGCTTTCGCGCTGGGCGGTGAGCCCACGATTGCGGTGTAGTCGTGATACCCGTGTGCGCCCACCCCGAATGCCTCGGTCATATCGAGGCGGTGCTCGAGGTTGTCCGAGTATTTGGTCATGGCGACGAGGATGTCATTCTCGAGATACCCTGCGAGACTGTTGGGGTGGTTAAAGTCTTGGAACGCAGGGAACTCATCGAGGCGGATCATGCGTCGATAGTCAATGTGATCGTCGCCGTTGACGTTGCGTAGTTGCTGCGCTGGCTGTGACAGCACACCATCCTCGTCAGTTAGCTTCGTGACAATACGCTCGGCAATCGTACGGGCGTGTCCATCTGGATGAGGAGCGCCGCCTGTGGATTTCTGCTCGGTCTCGAGGTACTCGGTCAGGCGTCTTGTGAAGTCGTCTTGATTGGCGAGGATCAGGTCTTTGCGCCACACTTGCGGGAAGTAGTTTTCCTTTAAGTCACCCACAACGATGCCAGCCTTCCGCATTCTTGTGACGGCACTTCTCAGGTACGAGCGGACGTGATCATAAACCTTTAGTTCTTCGCTGCCGAGGAACCTTTTTGCCTTGCTGTCTCGCAGGGCCGTCACAATATCCATGTTACTTTTGGGCTGAGATGTTCTGCGGTGGGGAGAGAAACCCACGACTGAGGCGGCAGAGCCTCGGGCTGCGTCGATCATTTGCCGTGGCCCGTTATCCCAGTAGCGTCCGAGTGCGCCCTTACTATCGGGCAGCTTTTTCATCATGCTCGTGAGGGGCATAAGGAACTTGCCCATCGCCTCGTTCGTACGCTCGAAGTGACCGCCGCCACCCTTCTCTGGCTCGAAGTGATTGGCGAGCCAGTTCATACCCGAGTAACGCATGATCGCGCTGTTGGTTTTGAGCGGGTTCCAGACGTTAGACTTTCTGATTATGTCCTTGCCGTCCTCGCCGATGTTGCGCCCGTTGGCTGCTGCAATCATCTGATCGAGTGTGCGAGGTGGAACACCGCCCGCCTCGAGAACTCGTGCAGCCGCGACAGCCATGTTGTCTGACGTGTCCTCTGTTATTGAGTTAATCAGCATTGAGTTTACGTTGACTTCATCATTGCCACCGCCGAGAAGCGGATCAGCCTCATCGAACATTGACGCTTTGATCGAGCGTATATCTGACGGGTTCAGCATTACTCGCTCGCCGTCAACCGCAACACTCGAGTAGCCCTGCTCGCGCAGAATGCGCTGGATATGCCTCGGGCCACCCGCTATTTCAGAAAGCATCGAATACATTTTGGAGGACGGCATTACGCCCTGCAAAACGAGCGCGGCTTGATCCACGTCTATGTTTCCGCCGTTCTCCGCTACGTGTCGGCGTAACGCATTGAGAATTGACTGTACTGCGGGCGTATTCTTGCTGGTCTCTCTCGGGAAGATGATTGGGTTCTTGTCCGAGATGAACACGGGCTCGACAGATGTGATGTCAGTGATGCCCATTTCTTCAAGCTGCTCGGATATATCGTCATCCATTGCCCGTAAGACAAAGCGGTCTCCGCCTTGACCCATCTTGGCGCGTACATCTCCAAGTGTTTCAAGCAACTCGGTGGCTATTGCTTTCTGGTCATCTGGGAGGGCGGCAACCATCTCGCCTGTTCTGCGGTGGATATGATCGACAGGCATCTCGTCAACGTAAACGCCATCTCCCATAAGCTCTGATGGCGCTCGTTTGCTTTTGTAATAGACACTGACGTTTCCGCCTGTGAAGTTCCTAACCGCATCTATTTGTGCAGGGTTCATACGCGATACGACAGTGCTTGCGTAGCTAGTAGCAAGCTCAGAAGGAACCTCTTTGCCGTAGGTATCCGCCGCAGACGCATTCGTGATCTTTGCGCCTTCTTTCCCCCCGAATACTGAGCGAACGAACGGCACGGGGAAGCGGCGTCTTGCGGCAGGCTTGGCGACAATCCCATGCAGGATGTATGAGGCGGCCTCCATCATTTCCTCTGACAGTGACAGGGTGAAGTCATCAAACTTCGGGATATCGTCGCCTTCCATTGTGTCCATCATCTTGCGGAAATCGGTCTCGACGCCATCGTCATCGACCCAATCAGCAAAAATTCTGCCGAGCAGTGTGTCTGCTGGTACGCCTGACTGACGAGCGTACTTATCTATCAACACGCGGTTGGCATCGGTAACAACAGAAGTGTTGTAAAGAGATTTCCCGATGTACTGCATACTTTGGGTGATGTCCTCGGACTTGCTTACGTTACTTGCAACGCCCCGCAACTCTTTGACAAACCCGTTCCATCCCTCGTCAGCTTTTGACGGCGGCAAGTCCACGCCCAGACGAGCGAGGCGAGCCGCAATGGTGCGAGCCGCGTATGTCGCGTCCGCGTTCCGATGGTTGATCTGGCTCAAGAATGTACGCATTGCAACATTAGCGTTTGCTGGCACACCGTCTTCCGTTCCGCTGCCAACATTTTGACGCTGCTCGACATCAACAGCTTTGCTGATAGTGGGCGATTTTGCCACTTCCATAAATTCAGCTTGATCGTCGGCAATTCTGCGGCGCTTGACTTCTACCCGTATGAAATCACGGTCGGCCTTGGCCTTCTTTGTTTTTGTTGCGGTAGCCTTCGCGAGCGCCGCCGTAAGCTCGTACTTGTCCATTTTTCCGTAACGCTGCTGCGCTTCCGAGACGTTTGCGTCAGACATCTCGATGGTGTCTTCGCCATTGATTATCTGGTTGACCCTGCGGTGCAGCTTTTTACCCAGCGCTGACGGTACGCCAACTGTCTGTTTCTTTTTATCAACGCCACCGGCAACGATATTACGCAAGTAAGCATCGAGAAGTTCGCCCATGCTTGCGGTCTCGTAGTTGATATTCGCATCGTCGAACTTCTTAATGTCCGCCTGAGACCTAATAGCGTTGGCTTTAGCCGCACCAGACATGATCTCCCGAGCGGCCTTAAAGTAAGCGGCTCGCTTGCGGTTGGCGGCTTGCGTTACCTTTTTGAAGTTCACCTTTTTCTTTAGAACTTCGGGTGTGAAGTTGTTGCTCTTGCGGAGATCGAGAACTTCGTCTGACAGGCGGTACTCGGGAAGATCGCCACCCTCAATATCCATGAACTTCTCGTTCAAGCTGTCGAGCACGTTGTTGATTAAGACCTCAAGATCGCTCTCGTAGAACGCAACCATCTCTGTGTCGAAGCCCTCTCGAAAGGCTTGGCCCTCGATGACGCCATCACCTTTTTGGTTGACGTACTGGTTCTCTTTATAAAGCATCTTCGAGAGAGTGTCGGCTGCCGCCTTCATCTTTCTGTTGAACTTCTTGGTTGCTTGGAATGGGCCAGTGGTGGTGCGATACTCTTCCTGCTTCTTGAAAGCAGATATCTTGTTGTCCTTTATCGTGTTCGCCATTCCGTGAAACTCGTGAGCCACTTTAAGCATCGCCTCGGCTGCCATCTGTGGGTCTCTCACGCTCTCGTCTTGACCCATGATTTGTCTGTACTCTTGATGCGCGTCATTCAACTGGACAAAGCGCATCCGTATTGCTTGGCCTAAACGTGTCGAGCCGTCCACAGGCATGTGGAACTTGACGCGCTTGGCTTCCTTGCGGCTCACAATCATTTTATCGAAAAGCGGTTCTAGCTCAAGATCGTGTACTTTTTTGCCGCTCATGTAAGACCAAAGCATTTTGACTAGCTTCGTGACTTTGTTCCAGAGCTTTTTATTCTGGGGGAAGTAAACCGCGTCATGCCTTCTCTGCATGTATAAGGCGAACTGGTTAGCAAACATTTCTTGCGGGCTTTCGGCCCCGTTAAACGCGCCTATTTCCGCCCCGAAAAGTTCGTCTTCGGGGTTAGTCACTTTGATAAATGGGGTGCGTTGCTCGACCACAGTGCGACCGTAGGCGTCTTTGCCACCGCCATTAAACGTGCCGTTTGCTGCGTAATACTTATCCATCTGCTGCCAGAACTCGAGTTTCATGTCGGCATTCATCAGGTTTCTGTAAGCCCAGTGGCCCATCTCGTGCATAACAATGAAGGTTCCCGAAAGGCCGCCTCGATCTCCATTAGGAAGAAGCGTAACACCTGGGTTCCTTCTGCCTTTCATGTCAAGGTTGATAGAGTTTGTTTTGTTTGAAACGGAGTGGACGGCCTGATACGATTGGTTGCGCGTTCCTGTGGTGTCCACAAAATTTGGGGCCGCATCTCCGTCTTGAATAACGAGGTCAAACAATCGGTTAATTTCTTTTGTTTCTACATCGCTCAAGTGCCGAGTGATCTTATTAAGGCTGGCCTTTGACGCTTCCACCTTGTCGTTAGGCAACTTGATGCCGCTCGGAGCCATCCTGTCGATAATAGAGTACAAGCCCGTTAAGGCTTTGATCCGCGTTTGGATCGGGATTTCAATTACGTCACCATTAACGCTCGTAAACTTATTGACCCACTGGTCGCTCTCGAGCCTGTTGAGGACTGTCCATAACTGCACAAGGTTTATGGTCTGGGTTTTAAGGACATCTTTATTGTTCGATATGCCCTGAGTTTGAAGTGGTGTGTTTGGATCGAACTGATACGCTTGCTCTGGCCTGCGGACATTATTGTTGTTTCTCACAAGCATCATTGCATTGTGCAGGCGGTCAAATAAATCAGGTTCCTCATCCGCCAACTCGCTTAGTTTTAGCTGGGTGTTATAGCCATCTTGCGCGTAATCAACCATCGGGGGCGGAGCTTCGGGAAGGTCTGCGCGTACCGCACCGTCGAGCAGGTTGTTATCGTTTAGGGGGTCGAAGTTAGCGAGCAATGTTTGAACATCAGTCTTCTGCTGACGGGCTGGCTTACCGTTGATTGTCTCTGGTATGTACCCAATGTACCAATCGTCGGCGTCTTTGCCGCCAAGGATATCGTCAAGCGACTTGTTGTTCTTGACTTGGTATGCGCTCGCCATGCGAACATTGTCTTTAGGTGGCTTGCCATCGTCGGTGACTTCTCTTTGCACACGGCGGATCAAGACTGCTATTTTGCCATCACGAGACACGAAGCCTTTGACCGTGGACTTCGGCTTGCCGTTAGGCTTGACCTCCACAACAGGCTCGGGCTTGGGGGTGCGAGCATTAATGCGGCGCTTCTCGCGCAGGTACTTGTCGAGGTCGCCGTGTCCGCCGTCCAAGTCGCCGTCACCCTCATACCTTTTCTGGGCTGCCTCGAGTGCGGCTTCTGCTTCCTCTGCATTAGCAAACATCTTCTCGGGCTTAACTGGCGGGCTGTCTGTGGTCTTGCCCGCCCAAGCTGGGCCGAACTGAGCCTTCATTGCCAATTCTTCGGTGGCAAAAACCTTAATCGTCCATCCTGATTTGTTCTTAATAGGTACACCAAAGAGCATGTCGCCTTTGGTAGCCTTACCCATCACACCGACTTTGCCGCTCTTTATGCCCACGGCTTGCTCGCCGCCTTGCGAGGTAAAGCGATAAACGGCCTTCTGAACCTTGAGCCCAGCGTCTTTAATTGCGAGGGCAAGAACCTGCTGTTTGTTGAACGAGCGAGGGTCTAAGTCACGGACGCCATCGGTCACGGTAAACCCGTCACCAATGTCCAAGCCCCTTCTGAACAGGCTGGATATCTTGCTGCTTACTTTC